AGTGCTGCACGATCAGCAGCAGCTTGAGACTGTGCCAAAGCGGCCGCAGTTCGGGCCTGTTCGGTGGCTAGACGCTGCGCCGCGTTCTGTGCTTGCTGTTGGGCCAGGGTGGCGCGTGCTTGCTGCTGTGCCAGCCTTGCGGCGGCTTGAGCGGCCAGCGTGCTTGCGGCGGCAGCGCGTTGTTGAGCCAATGCAGCAGCCGAAGCGGCGGCGTTTGTACGTTGCAATTCAGTCGCAAGTTTTTGCTGTTGAATTGCCAAACGTGCAGCAGCCAAAGAACCGCCGTTTAATTGCTGGATTAATTGAGGCAAAGCACCCGCATTCAAAGATGCAAGTTGTGATTTTAAGCGTTCTACAGCCGAATTAGCATCACGCGAGTTCTTAGCGATTTGCTGAATCTTTGTAGCGATGCTAGACGAAACTTTATCTTGAATTACAATATCAATGCGTTCGTCGGACATTGTGGGCTTTCTTTAGAATTTAATCTTTTTTCTTTTGACTTGTTTTCTAGCGATTAATACGGCGCGTTCAACAAAACCGGCAGGTGCTTGGTTTGAATAGCCGTCGTTTAACCGGCGAATATATGGCAATGAGTTGCTGATATAGATTGTAACGCCCGGGGCTTTGGATTGCAAAACATTACGGGCATTTTCGCGTGTTACATTTCCGCTTGGCGTTTTCGTTGATCCTTTTTCGCCGGGATAATGCGGCTTTATTTTTGAATCTATTTTCGATCCCAACGACACTTGCCAGTTCGATATAGCTTGCGATGTATCAACAGGTGTAACATTCGCCAAATCATTTACAATTGCAAGTGCAGTAGAAACGGCAACGCCGCTAACCTTCTTTGGAAGATCAGCGGCGCGTTTTTCTAGACTGTTTGCCAAATTTAGCAGAGTCCTTGCCATTATTAGCCTTTCGGTTGTTTCTGTCTAAGTCGCTCTAAATGCGCCCTATCCATTCGTCTGATAAAATAATGCAAGTCTTCGTATTGGTCTTCATCGAATTTGAATGCTACACCGTATCTATCAACACTTGACCATGGAATAGGCGTTAAAGAAAATGAATGGGTCCGGTCATTATCCAAATCGAAAAAAGCATTAATATAAAGTTGGAGACCTTCTGTTAATTCTGGCGCGTTCGCTATACGGTCCGGTAAAGGTTCGCCAGACCGCATAGCTTGCTTTGCTAGGTTCTGTTCTATAGGCCCAAGGTCAAGCATATAACACAGAACTTCAATTAGTTTTTTGCTTCTTCTTCCAATGCTTCATCACGGAAAAGTGACGCTTTAGAAGCCTTGCTTTGCAAGTCGTCGTAAAAGTCCGGCAATTCGTTGAAAAGCTTGGTTGCTGCTTCTTTGGTAAAAGTCACAACTTCGCCTTTGCGATTTTGTACGTTTTTCCAACCAAGCAAAACGGTTTCGACAAAAACGCCCATCGAAATTTTTTCGGCTTGATCCGGCTGCATCGTTTCCAGTTCGATAGCACGGCGATGCGGACGCGTGGCCTTTTCCAGATTTTTGATGTACTTCTTATTGGAGCGGGACATGCGCGTAACGTAGAACGTAGGAATCGAACCGTCTTTATTCGCGCCGTATTCGACTGCAACGCCGCCAATTTCTTTTTCTTTGTTGGTCTCGAACTGTTCGTAGATAGACATTTTTTCAAACTCCTTAAATTAACTAGGGGCAAAGCGCCCCTAGTATTGTACTACATTTCGGATAGATTAAGCTGGCATGCCCACATTAGGCAGATATGGGAAAAACGTCGTCAGCATCGTGTAACCGAGCGGATTTTCTGCGCCAGCTGCTTCCAACGGCACCATGATTGCAACGTCCTTTTCAACGTTCAACCGGCCACCGCCCAGGCTAACCAATGGGATATCGAACGCAACGCCAGTATTGTCTTGCGCTGCAATGATGTTCAAGGCTACGTCGCTATTTGCGCGCACAGCTTGAACAGCCGAAACTGTCGTGAAATACGCCGTAACACTGCCCGTAACTTCAAAGTCACCCGCCGATGCATCGAACGCGCCAAGCACGCCAACAGCTTTCGACGGCGCTACGTTGTTGTTGATAACCATCGTCATTTCGGTAATGTAACCGAACAGTGAAGTGTTGTTGAGCGTCAACGGGTCAACAACGTTCATACGAAGGCGATAAATGTCGGACGAAGTATTGTACGCCGCTTCGCCGGGGATTCCGATACGCGTACCTGCTTTAATGCCTTCGGTTCCGGTACGGAAAGTGTTGTCCATTGCGACGAACGACAAATCGGCGTTAAGCTTGTCGGCTTGTGGAACATTCAGTGTAAATTCGTTGGCAATTGCGCCAATCAAATATTCCGATTGAGTACCTACGGCATCTTGACCAAGTTGGCGTTCGATGTTATACGAACGACGCTTGATAAGATTTGCCGTTTTTTCGTTGCGAATAACCGTACCGAAATAAATGTGAATCGTTTTGGCCGTACCTACGTCGCTAACTGCGGTAAAGGTAGTTTCGCTAAATTCGATAGTCGTTGCCGAAATCGACTTAATGCGTGCGTAACCTTGCGAATTGGTCGCAAAGTAAGTCCCGGCAGCATCGCCACCGATAAAAATCCACTCACCAGGGGTCAGACCTAATGTAGTAAGATCGGTTGCGGCTGAAACCATTTTGATACTTGACGCCGAAGCTACGATAGAAACATCGGTAGCAGGGAACTTGAAGCCACATGCTTCTACTTTCGCCGTTGCTGGCGGTGCTGATTCAACAGTTAACGCACGGGTTACGGTCAACAGACCGGCAGCAACTGCGGTAACTTCGGTCATGCCGTTATTAGCAGCGGTTCCGAAATTCTTTGCATGCACCAAATGACCAACTTTAAAAATGGTCAGGCCAGTTGCAGCAGCATATTGCGTTGCGGTCGTTGCCGTAATTGGAATTTGAGTTCCATTAAGCGGCTGTGTTGCTGGTTTTTCGCGTGCATCGGCAAAGAAGAAACCTTGCAAAAGACGCGTCATATTGTTTTGGGTAAAATCGGTATTGAAACCGCCCGATGCGTCAAGGTCCGTAATCGTGCCTTTCTGCTTTTGGCGCGACGCATTGATAGGCGAACGCGCAACGTTAGTAAGTTCGCCGCCCATATCGCTATAGCTGTTTGGTTCAAGGCCGAACCATTTGGCATCTACACCGGCAACACCGGGCAGAACTTTCAAGCTAGCTTCTTCGGCAAATGCCAAGCCTGTTACGTTGCTGTCAATTTTATTAGCCACTTTAAAACTCCTTAGTTAATTTCGTCGTATTCGTATTCGGCTATGATATTAAACCTGTACGCGCTTTCTTCCGGGGGCAATTCATTTATACGGGCATTGCGAAACCATACTTTACCTGATGTTGTCTTACCGCGAAAGCTATCACGCGCAAGGACTGCCAAAAGTCGCCCTTTTTCCATTGCTTCAATGTCGGACTTTGGACAGAACAATTGAACAAATACCAAACCATCAGCCGTATATCGGCGTTTGTTATCGGCCCGTAATGTGCTTTGTTCTTCATGTACAGTTTGTTGCGAAACACGGCACCAAAATTTAGACGCATCCGGCGTAGCAGATTCGCCAATTCCAGGCCAGCGAATCAAAGGCCAGTAACCAACAATAGAAGGAGCGCCAGCGTTAAACGCCGTATTAAACAGCGCAAACATTTGGTCAATTGCTTCAACATATGTAGTTGTCATTGATCGAATTCAATCGTATATAAAATGTTCTGGCCGTTTGGTGCAAGCGGATCAATTGATTTAATTCGGAGCGTTTCGCCGCTACTACGAATTACAACGTCTTTTGCTGAAGGTACAAAAGCAACCGAAGCCATTAAAGCTTTAGTTGATCCGGTCGTAACTTCTGTGCCTTTGATAAAATGAATCAACTGATTCAATGAACCAGACGAAGGCAAAAACAAAATCGAGATATCATCGTAATCTGTCGGCGTGTCTGATGTAGGCTTCCAAGGCGTATCGGAAGGCGGCGTATCAACAACAGCCGTAGGTACACGCCATGTGCAAAATTCGCCATTCTTTAAGATAGCGCGTTTTGCTGTTTCTATTTGGCGGTCAAAGCGGCCCATGTTAAGCCCGATAAGTTTTTAGGAAGCCCACACTAGGGGGCGCACCATAAAGCGGTTGCAACAGCGCATCAACAGCCGTAATTTCAGGTTCAATTGAAACAGCGACTTTATCGGAATACTTTGTAGTAATCGGGCCTACAGTGTCTTCAACAATAAAGCCACCGCTACGTGTGGGCATCAAGGTTACGCCGCTGTTTGCTTCGATAGCAAGCCGAATTTGCGCTTGTTTCAGGATCGAAGGAATTAACGTAGGGTCTTGTTCGATACCGTCGATAACAACGTTATACCGTGGAAATTGTAGAACTTGCAAAGCACTAACTTTCGTACCTTGATAACGGGCGCGCTGCGCTTCCAGATAATCAATAGACGAAATCAATTGCGCGGTTAAATCCGCATCACTTGCCGGAAGTGTTAAACCGCGTGCAGTAGCGTAAGAACGGGCTTCGTCAATCGTAACATACGAATTAGCATCGGCTACAATCGAACCATCTTCAATAATCAAACTCATAACGAAGCCCTAACTTTAAGCAGGTACAGTAACAGTGGTTGTGGCCGTAACGGTTTTACCGGACGCGTAAGTATGCGTTGCAGTAATGATGGTCGTGCCAGCGGCAACGCCAGTTACCAGACCGCCAGCCGAAACAGTAGCTTTAGCAGCAACCGAACTTGCGTAAGTTGTCGTAACCGCCGTAACATCGGCCAAAGTAAGCGCCGAAATGTCCGCACCGTTTGCCTTCAAGCATTGCAGTTGTTGCGTTGCTGCGATTGCGACACTTGGAGCAGTAGGCAGAAGCTGTAACTTACAAGGGCGCGCTGTATCGGCTACGCCGTAGTTTGGAACAGCATTGAATGCCGTAGGAATCGTACCGGCTACGAAGTCGGAAACTTCGATACCGTGGCCGTATGATGCCGGTTGAATGGCACTGCGAACGCCGATGTTATAACCCGGCAAAGTCAGCGCGTTCAAAGCGTCGATTTGGCCTTGTTCACCAGCCGTAGGAACCGGACCAGCCGTAAAGAAAAGAATTTTCTTTGTCATGATATGCCCAGGTTAGGCCGAAGGGCCGTTTGGTTGCCATGCAACAGGCGCTTTGGCGGCTTTTGGCTGTTCGCCTTGTGGCGCTGCCTTTGCGGCCTTTGGCTTGGCCGTTTCGGCGTCTTCTGGTGCTGGTGCATTAGGCAAGCCAGCGGCGCGACGTTGACGGCGTTCCATTTCGGCTTCTTTCCATTTATGGATAGCTTCGTCGGCACTAGGGCGTGCATAAACGTAGCGCTGTGGAACTTGACCGGCTACACCGTCGCATGCTTCAAGTGCACCTTCGGTTGAAACCAACGAAGCATTGCGGTAAGCTACGTTGGGACCAAGCTCCATTGCTTGGTCCGATTCTGCATCGGACGGCATTGTCGAAGCAATGAAAAACAAAATTCGCGGGAAATTACGCATTTTTAAAACTCCAATTGAATTTGACAGCAGATAGAAAAACAGGGGCCGAAGCCCCCGCCGTTCTGCTTAGTTGGTTTCGACAATCACACCTGCAATGTCTTTATTGGACGTTGCATACTTGTCCCAACTGCCAGCCGTACCGACCGCCGCATCGGTTGGCGATTTGCCGCCGTTGGTCTTGTCCCAGGCAAAGCCTTTAATGCCCAGGTTGTACGACCATTCGGCTTGGAACGTGCGAGCGATGTTTTCATCGCCGTTTTTCGTTTCAAAGTTATCGGTATAGTCGTTGTTCTGGTCAATCTGAATTGCGCCAGGAACAAGGCCCAAGTTGTGATACACGGCAGGAGTTGCACCGGACTTCAGCGCCGGACTGTCGGTAACGATAAACACGCGGCCAAACGGATCGGCAGTAACGTTTACCGTACCGTAGGTAAACAGGTTTGCCGCGTTCGTGATGTTGTTACCGTAGTAATCGTGCATCGGCTTGCTATGCACGATCCAGGCCGAAATTTCAGCCGAACGGTCGCCAAACAATGCCGCGCCCGAATTCAGGTGCGAAGGCGTCAGCGTGTCAGGGGTCAGGCCAGTTGCATCGAACACGATTGCCGAAACTTGCGCAAGGGCCGAATAGCAGCCAGTAATGGACAAGTTCAACATATCGGCCAACAT